GGCTAAGTCTTCAAGCGCCTGCTCTTTTGCGGCAAGATCCCTAAGCTCCGGCAGCGTCTGCACGTTAAAGTATCGAGCTAGATTATTGAGGGTGTATTCTTGATCTCTATCGTCCAAAGCAGCGCGGGCCATCTTGATTTCGCCCTCGCTCCTATCAAACAGGAAACCTACCACACGGTCGTTGCGGTCTGTTCGCTGCAGTACAGCATCATACGGATCAAATCCGGCATCTAGTTTGGACTGATCTATGGCTACACTTAGGTCATATTCATCCTTAAAAAAGCCATCTTCGGTACGCACGCGGACTAAAACCTCAGCGACCGCTTTACGAACGGCGTCTGGGTCGACTGGTTTACCGGCAGCAATCGCAGCGTCTTCTACCCGCTTTACGGCACTTAGGAAGCGCGTGTTGTGCCGACTAACTAACTTCGTTGCGTCCGCCCTACTATACCCAAAATAAGTCGACATAATTGTAGCTGCATTTGTAGGGTTTTTGGACTGCGCTTTTGAAAGGGCGGCCTCGGCCACTGCCGCTTTCTGCAACATCGCATTGTAAGTATCTACGTCAAAATACTGTTTGAGAGCGCCGCCCCTAACTAGAGCCGTAGCCTGCGGGGCGTTGGTATTAAACATACCCAGCATGTACCCCTCTAGTCCGGGGAGGTTGCCAGCCCCACCTCCGCTAGAAATGTGGGCTTGAGCTTCCGCAGTTCTTGCAACCTGCTCAGCGGTTGTTCTTTGGGTCCGCCCCGTAGCCAGTGCCAGCGCAGCCTGCGGGTTTCTCGCCAGATAATCCGAGATTTGAGCCATTACCTCTGGAGTAACGCCGTCCGGTGAGGTCAACGCCTGTATAAGAATATCCCCCTGCTGCTTTACTTTTTCGTTAAGCACAGCATTTTTCGCGCTGCTGTAAACAGAAAACTCTGTTGTTAGCCGGGACCGCTTTAGTGGGTCGGTTTCCAGAGAGATTGCGTTTTGCATTTCTGCCAGCGAAGCCTCAGTGCCATCAGGCTTAACCGTCGAAGCCCGCAGCGCCGCAAACTCCTTCATCCCCAAAACCTTCTCGCGGAAGGGGAGAACCTTGGCTTCTAGAGCTGAGTAGGCTTTAGTGCCCTCGCCAATGCTCTGCATGGTTGGCTGATCTAACAGGTTTACAGCCTGCTCAAATTTACCGTCGGCCAGCAGCGCCGTAATCATGCCGTCAATGACCTGCATTTTAGTTTCGCGAACTAGGAGATCGACGCGCGCCTTAACCGCTGGGTCGGTGGAGTTGGGGTCGTTGCCAGCCTGCTTAGCCAGCCCAATATCTGGATCTTTAACTAAACGCTCTGCTTCAATTAAAGCTGTATTGTAAGCCGTGTTACGGGCCACGGGGTCTGGATTGGCCGTAGCTTGAGCCGCTGAAGTCACGGCGTTTGCAATACCAGTCGTCGTCGTTTGCTGAGCGACTACGTCGCGGGCTTGCTTAGCCGACTGGCCTACAAAGTTTAGAAACGACGTGTTGGCGTTTTTGACAAAGATGTCGGTGATGTCATTGCTGCTGGACAAGCGCATCTTATACTTGCCAGTGATATTGGCTACGCCGCTCTCGAAATCAGCTTGGGCGGTCTTCAAGGCGTCTAGCTTTTCTTGCCCCGAAAGGCCATTGATGTAGTTCTGGCGCTCGGTCGTAAACTCCTTAACTTCAGCTTCCATGCGCTGCTGATCGACCTTGTCGTCAGTCCGCGCCGTTGCCATAAGGGTATCGGCAGCCTGCCCTAAAGCCTCTCCTGCCTGAGAGAGTTGACGGCCTTGCGCAGCGCCAAACATATCTGCGCTAGTCTGGAAGCTCTGGAACGGCGTAGCGGTGCCCCGGAGCTGTACGCTGCCGACTTCTTGCCCTTGTAGTCTAGGTGTTGGTATCCGTGCCATTTATCAGCTCCACCAACCAGCTTCTTTACCGGCGCTCTGAACTCTACCTGCGCTGCTAAGCAGAGACCCGGCTGCAGCCATCGCACCGCTGGGGACACTGTCCGCTTGTAGCTGAAACAGCCCAGCCTGAGCATCGTAATTGATGCCCTGTATCTCGGCAGCCCGTGCTTCCTGTTCGTAATTGTAGCGCAGCTTCAGGATGTCGTACTCACCAGCTTCAGCGATGTCGGCAATCAACCCCACAGCCGTGCTGTCTTCTGTGTCGTCTACCAGCAGGCCGTTAGCCGCCAGACGCGCCCTCGCAGCGCCTTTAGTGGCGGCAACCCGCTCGCGCTGTTCATCTTCAGCAACCTCCATACGCTGCCGAATAGCAGTCGCGTTTTGCCTTGCGATGATGGCGTTATTTTCTGCAACCTGCCGCTGGTAGTTTGCCTGCGCTTTGGCAGCCTGCGACTGCTGCATCGCGCCCAAAGCACCAAAGCCCGCGCTAGCAATGCTCCCTATAGCAGCCAGAGTACCCACCTCTAAGCCCATGTCAGACCTCCTTCAACATGGGGTAGCCAATCTGCTCGAAGCCCATGCGGGCGAACAACTGGGACGACCTGTAGTCGTCAACCCCACCGCTAATATCGAGGCAGACCCAGTTCGCGCCTTCGCCCTTGGCCCACACCTCAAACTCCTTGACCAGCTTCCGCATAGCGGAGGCTGCTGAAAAACCACCTTCCCCGTACATCAGGATCGTGCGGGCTAGGTTCACGTCAATGCTGATATCTTGCGTCACCTCGCCAAACAGCATGGCTAGAGGCAGCGTGCCGTCCCAAGCAGAGCGCGCAAACACACCGGGCTTGCCGAGGATCTCGGTAAAGATGTATTGGGCACGGCCAAAATCCATCGCATAGTTGCTGAACCGGCCGCGCTTGTGCATACGGCTGCCGAGATCCAGCAGCGCATCTGCGTCTTCAGGAACGGTGTCTCGAATAATCATCAGTTACCGCCCACAACAATATCTGGGATAACGGCCAGTATCGTCATCGGAAGCGGGTCTCGCTGCTGGACAACGATATAGCCATCCTTATTCCAACTGGGCGACATAGTAACATCTTTGTCGCCAGTTAGCCACGAAGACGGCTGGCCCCAGCTTGCGGGGAGGCCGTACTTGATCTCGCGCATGTGGTCACGATCCGGCCCGTACCAGCCGCCCAGAGACTGCTCGAACCGCAGGGTCAGGCGGCTGATCTTCTTGGCGCGCCCTTGGATCGTGTCGGCCACGTTTCCGCCGTCTATGCGCAGGGTCTGCATCTCGGACGTATAAGGCAGGCCGACGTGGATGCGGCTAGCAGCGCCCTCAGTGAACGTCACAGAGCCGTTGGTGACCGTTAGGTCGCGCACCACATAGCCGTTGGCTAGAGCGACTACAGAGGCCCCCTCAAGGTGCCACAGGCCCGACACCGTAGTGACCGCCTTTCGGACCTCGCCACCAGCGTAGTATGTCGCAAAGGCCGTGCCGTCTACGTCTGCCCCGTTGTTCTGCAGCTCGAATGTAGTCGAGGTCACGTTGGCTACCGTATACCCGGAACCCTCAAGGTCCGTGTCCCACACCCAGCCAGTAGTAGCGTCGTCGTTCTCAACCTTAATGCGCGTGATATCTACGGTATCGCCGTTGCTGAAACCGTGGGCGGTGGATGTGGTAATGACTACTGGGTTGGCTTTGGTGTAGCCAGAGATGCTGATTGGCTCGTCAAGAGATAGGCCGCAGTCTACGAAAAAGCTGTCCTGCACATCAGTGTTATCTCGCGTAACCATGCGCTCGATAAACTTTTTGGTCACGCCGTTTATGGTTCGTTCTACTACGAAGTACGCAAAGTCATCGTCGCCTTCGCGGATGGAGGCTACTGACTTGAACTCACCCCGCGTCGTATGGCGAGACCAGCCAAACACGTTCTGCTCGCGGGAGTAAGTCATACACACGGCGATGCCGTCATCGCGCACGCACCAGATCAGGTTGTGCGGAGCCTGCGCAAACGACCAGTCCAGCATCGTGTTGTAGTCAAACAGATGCCGGGCGAGGATCGACAGATCGTTACCGCTGTAGCTGTCGCTCTCAAACTTGTAGCCCATGTCGCGGACAGTCTGTCCGGGCTGCATGTAGATCACAATGTCGCCAGCAACAATGGGCGGCAACGTCGTAGATCCGTAGTACGATTGCGGGTTGAGCTGGATACCCGTCGGGGTAATCACGCCATCGATACCCTCGATCAACCACTCACCGCCAGAAGTCAGGATCACTAGATCAGATAGCGAGATGAAGTGCCGGATCTCGTTGACCTGCCGAGACGCAATCGTCGCGGTAATAGCATCGTCGTCTTTTGCAGGCGTAGACACCGACATATTTGCGATGCTTGCGGTCTGCGACATAAAGAACTTCTGCGTGTCGTTATCCGTGTTGCCAAAGATGCGGCGCTGCTGGTGATAGCCGACGGCCGACGGGTAGTCGCCCACCGCGTTGAACGGGTTGCGCGCTTTAGGCGGGCTGTCAGTCGTGTCTGGGTCTATGTTTTCGTCCCTAAACGACGTGCCCTCGGCGCGGCCAATAAATCCGTAGATGCCGTTCTCTTGCCGATAGATGTTGTAGCTGCCAGCGCCTGAAGGTTCGACCCAGTTAATTGTGTTGTCCGGGGTCGAGCTGGCGCTTGTAACCGCTTCAAACTCCGGCAGGCTCTCCTCACCCGTCTCCTCGTTTACGGCCGTCACTGCGTAGTCGTAGCTGCTGCTACCGCCTGAATTGACGACATGGGTCACGTTTGTCGGAGAGCCTTGGCTCGGTGTGAACGTGATCGTGTTCAACGTCCAGACATCGTGATCTGACCGGGTCAGGTCTCGCGGTGCGTATCCGGGGTGAACAATAGTCATAACGTCCGCCGACTGGACGTACTGCAGGTCAAAGATGTCAGCTTCGAGGTACGGCGTCGTTAGCTCAAATACCTTATCTGCCGTGCCGCCGGATGAGTAGGCCGTATACCCTGTGGTGTCGATATCGTTGCCGGCACTGTCTTGCAGGCTGAATGTGTTGGAGCCGAGAGACGTAATATTGAAGGTACGTCCGTTAAGCTCGGTCATGCCGACCACGCCGGTGATGTATACGCTCTGACCGTCGGACATGCCGTGTGCAGGGCTGGCCGACACAACGGCTGGGTTTGCCTGTGTGATGTTGCTGATCGACAGAGATACAGCCGTATCCAGCACCTGCTCGCCGTCCTTCACGACGCGCATATACTCGTTGCCAAACTCTAGGATGTAGGTCTGGGTGGTGTTGAACTCGAACGGGATCAGGCGCGTAGCCCCCGTCCCCTTGGCTGGACCCACAAACTTGAGGCCGGGTCGGTTTGTCAGCCCACCATGAACCTGCGGAAAGAAGTTCTCCGCTTTATACACTGAGGTTTTGTATTTATCGATGTCAACGCGCGCAGCGATAGCATCGGATACTTCACCACCAGATAAGTTAGGCTGGATGACTTTGACCATTAAACGCGCGCCCTAATCCAATCAGCGTCAGGGTTGCTCTCCTCGATACCCTCGTTAGCGTCAGATGCCCCAGCTTGGCTAAGCACAGCACGAGCCTGCTCGTACAGGTCGCCAGCAATGCTGCGGTCGCCTGTAAGCGGCATAGCCATGCGCGCTGCCAGAACGTAGGAGAACGCCATAACAAACTCAGGATCGTAGTCTGCAGTGTCTTCAATACGCGCCGTGTAGTAGATCTGCGGCGTTTCTTCGTTGCACATGAAGATGCGGTCGCCGGTGCTGTTGCGCGCGACTTCAAACTTGACTTTGGGTTGGTCTTCGCCCAGCGGGTTGATGATACCCAAGAGCCGGATGCAATCTGTAGGATACTGGAACATATAATCCCAGTGGCCCGGTGCAGTCCCGCTGAGCGAAGCCGGTGATGTATATTTAGTAGCGAACGCCCAAGGGTGCTGGCGGAGCAAGGCGTCTCGCGTGTCGTCAAACAGCAGGTTTACCTGCTCAGCCTCCGGTGTCGCCTCAGCAATGTCACTGATGTCGTAGCGGTCACCGATATGCTGCAGGGCCAGCTTCGCGATTTGAACCTTGCTCGCCATAGCTTAGTCCTCTGACTTGCTGCGCGTCTTACGCTGCGGTGTCGCTTTGTAGTCTCGCGCAGGGCGGTTGAACGGCTTGCCATCGATACTGTCGATGTCGAACTTCGGCAGGACTAGATCGTCGGGTACATCGTGCGGCTCCCCTGCACGATACCGGCGGCTGCCGTCAAAGAAGTCTTCCTTAAACACTACGGTAGGCATCATATATCTCCTCTATGAAATGGTGGGGGGCCGAAGCCCCCCACCACCGTAGCTTAGTTAGCTGCGTCCGGGTACGACTTCCAGCCCTTCGGATCAAAGGTCAGGAAGGCGTTGATCTTGCCAGCAGTCAGCGCGGCAGTGCCGACATTCTGCTGAATACCAAGATAACGCTCGTACGCAGTGCTGCCTTCCAGCGGAACCGGGATGACCAGCTCATAGCCAGCAACCAGATCTGCCTTGCCGATGGCTGCGGACGCATAGTGCAGCGTCTCAGAGCCGTCAGCGGCCAGCGTGGAGCTGCCGTCAGACACGAGCTGGAACGACACGGTGGCCGCGCCAGCAGAGGTGACAGCAGTGTCCACCTGAATGACCAGATACATACCCCGGCCATTGCCAAGATCCTGCGGCGTAGCGCCGAGATCGATAACATCACCGACAGCCGCGAGGCCCGTTCCGGCGGTGCTGAGCGCGGTGGCATCCGCAAACTCAAGAAGTTCGTCCATAATCATGGATATATTCCCTTCTGTATGGGTTCTTAGGATACGGTGGCTTCGTTGGTACGAAGCGCATCGACGCGACGGATCGGGATGCCACCCCAAGAGGTCTGCATCGTGCCACCGACCATATCGACCGACAGGGTCGAGTTCTGGACAGCGTTCGAGGTCTGACGACGCAGGAACGACATGATCTGCTTGTCCATGTACCAAGAGCAGCGACCAGCCGAGGTGCTCGGCAGCTCGGTCCACGCCTGATGCATGAGGTCGTTCAGGTCCGCACCCGTCGAGATGTCGGTCGTCAGCAGGGAGCGGTCGATGTTGGCGATACGAACAACATAGCGCCAGTCGCGAACCGACAGGCCCACGTCCCAGCGATAGTGCGTGCGATACGCCTGCATACGGCCGTTGCTGCCGTCAGCGTTCTCGATGGTGACTTCACCAAGATCGCGCTGCTGGATACCAGCCTTCGAGCCTTTGGGGATGATACCGTGACAGGTATTCGGACCCCAGCAGATCAGCCAGATCGAAGCGTTGTCCGAGCCGCTGCCGCCGCCGTTGATGATGTTGTCACCATTCTCAGCGGACAGCGAGCTGTAACGCGGAGCGAAGCCGGTGAACTCTTCCGGCGCGGTGCTTTCATCGCCATAGAACAGCGTAGACGTGAACTCTTGGTTCATGCCTTCGATGTGCGGACGG